CAATGAGTTGGTTTCAAAATAAGAATTAATCGCATCAACTTGAGTCAGGTAAACTTGATCTTTACCCGTTTCATGTTGCCAGAGCGTATAAAATAGGTTAGTTGTAATGCTAAGGGTCAAACCCGTGCCCGTTGAAGGCGCCACTGCCGACGTGGCTATAGTGCCTGATAATGCGGAGCTATAAAACCCGCTATTCAAAATGGTAACGCCCGTTACAGTTGAACCCGAAACACTTGTGACGGTGAAAAGCGCAGGATTGCCCGTTCCTCCGCTGAGCGCAACGGTATCGTTCACCGCATAACCCGTACCGCCGTTTACAACGGACTGGGCGGTTACTTGATAACCCGTTGAAGTGTTTCCCGCCATAATAGGGTAAGGGAAAACTTCTGAGAAAACCCCTGCCGAGCGTTGAGCACCCATGGCTTGCCCCGCATCATACCAAATTTGCTCGCGCACGTTGTATATAATAGCGTCATTACACTCGGTTGAAGAACCCCTCGGGTAGAACCACCAAATTTCACCCCAACGCGGTATTTTCAACGCCCACACTTTTTGACGTTGTGCAAAATTGATATTGTCAAAAAAGTAGTTTTGATTCACTGTATTGGGAATTTCTTGAACCACACCGTTGTAGAACAAAAAGCGATCAACTCCGCACCAATAATAAATTCCGTCATATTCTATAACGCACTGACTTGACATGATTGACGTGTTAGTCGTAATAATGTCGTAGCGCCAGTAAATTGTAGAAGTACCCACGGTCTGGGGCGAGTACGAAACACGGGTTAATTGGTCAAGAGACCAGAAAAGTCCAGCAGGAGAAGTAGTACCTCCGCGTAGAGGCATACCTTTAACAACTTTAGTCCCAGATACGTTGTTAGCATTTGAATCTGAACTAACCCAATTAGTAAAGTCGCCAGCTGCACAATTTTGAATGAGACCGTTGTTTCCATATACAAAAAGGTAAGGGTAAAGCATACACGCCCCACCGCTCACAGATATGTTGTTGCTAAAGGTAAAAGTAACAGCCGATGAGCCTGTAATCGCATTGTTTACAGTTACCGTTGTTGTTCCAGAAGCCACAATCACCGCAGTTACTACAGTATTTGCAGAAACCCCAGTACCTGTCACAGACTGATTAACGCCAATCTTGTAGTTACTCGAAGATATAACAATCGTATAAGCGTTAGGCGTTCCAGGTGTGCCAGTGGCTGTAAATACCCCCACTTGGCTCAACGCCGAGTAAGGGAAGGTTCCTGCAAGAACAGGCGTATTCACCGTGCTGTCAATGTTTGTAAGGTTCTGTCCTGGGTGTGCAATTAAGTTTAAAACACCCGTACCGTTGGGGTCATAGCCTAAATCAAACTGCCAAAGATTGTTAGCGTTTGAGGTGAAGTTGTTAAGCGTAATCGCCGTTGGGCCAAAACCCACCCCACCATTATTTGCCGTTTGCCACCCGTTTAACGATTGATAATCGCCTGAGTAAACGTAATTGATGCCGTTTGAAGACTGCATCACCATACCGCGCGAGATGTTCGGAGCGTTCAAAAATATTGCGTTGTAACCGCCAATTTTTCTTGGTCTTCCGCGTTGAAATCGAACCCATTGCCCATCGGTATAAAGCGGAGCAGCAAATTGGGTTCCGTCCCGTTGAATTCCGGGATTGACGGCTAGGATTGCAACTTTTTGGGTCAAAACGCACCCCCAACCACTCCGGCAGTGAGTTGCCAACCCGTTGAAGCCACAATACCTACGCTACCACCGTTAACCGTAAAGCCTATCTGATTACTTCCTGGTAGGTACAAGCCCGTTGACGTGTTGCCTAAAAAGTTGATAGAAGGTGAGGTCTGACTGCCCACGCCGAACGTGATTGATGATGCACTGCTAGTTGACAAGCTGTTGGCGTTGTAAACATTGGTTCCGTCACAAATAGCCATCACCGTATTGCCTTGAGCCACAGTGATTGACGCCCCGCCCGAAACACTTGTCTTAACAGTGAGCGTGTATGAACCTGTTGTATTATTTGTCATCGAATACAACTGAACCGTACTAGGTACGACGACCGTTGTGTTTGCAGTGAGCGTTCCTGAATAAACTTGAATCGTGCTGGCTGCTTGCGCTGATGAAAGCGTATACGTATAGGGTGAAGACAAGCCTGAGAGCGACAACGCGAGTTGCGTGTATGCAAAGCTGTTTGACCGCCCGTAGCCAAAGGTGTTGAAGCCCGTTGACCCGTTTGAAACAATCATGATGGACTCAGTCAGCTGAAGTTGCTGATTTGCATTACCATCAATCGTATCGGTTCCCGAAGGGGCTAAAGTCAAAATACCCGTACCCGTATTTTTTACGATAGCGAACCAATTATTCGCCACCGTCACCGCGCTAGGCAAAGTGATTGTTCCCACACCCCCCGCCCAAACAAAAAGGGATGCCCTACTATTTGCATTGAGCGTTGTGCCTGAGTAAAGCGTTGTAATCGGGAAAGCTGAGTTCAAAGTTGAACCGATTGCCGTCAAACCAAAGCCCGCCAGCGTTGACGCGCTTGCAGAAGACGTTCCCGCCCCCATCGCTATATTTGACCACGTACCATTTGTTGTGGTATTGTTTGTCAAATAAATATAATAGGTATTGATGCTGCTCGAACCTGATCCGGGCGGTATCGCTATAATCGTGTTGGCCAAAACATCAGTAACCGTAAAGGTGTTTGAACCTATGTTCCTGATAATCAAGGCTTGACCCACTGACACCTGAAGCGCCGTGGGCAAGTAAAGCAACAAGCCCGTTGTAGTGGCGGTTACTTCAATGATATTAGCAGCTATGAAACCCGTATTACCATTAACAGGCCACGTCAGAAAAGTGCTTTGTGATATCGTTAACGATTCATACGCTACTTGTGAAGGCGATATGGTTTGCGCGGTAAACGGATCGGTATATGTGGTCATGATTAAGAATCCTGTGCAATGGCTTGACGATCGGCAACGCGGAGTTTATCTTCTTCGATAAGCACAGCCATAGCCTCTTTGTATTTTTCTTGGAATATGGTGCGTTGGTCGTTTTTCAAAAACGGCATCATTTGAAGCAATGACCCATAAATGTAGGCGTTGGGGGCGTTCTGCGTTATCCAATTTGTCTGGTTGTTTGAGTCAAGCGGTTGAATACGCTCATAATAAAGCACTTCAAACGCATATGACTGATCGGGCGTAGGCGATACAATCCAATGACCATAGTCATAATCCGCATAATAAAGCGGAATCCCTTGACCCGCACCTACGTTATAATTTAAAATGTATTCATACTTGCGCAGAAATACAGGGCTAATTACCCCCGAAGAGTTCGTAACGTTCATTGACGTGGTCTTGCGCCACCGTGCAGGCTTAGGAATCACCCCATTGCCCGCTGTCATCGTGCTTTCAACAACCCGTTGCTGACCCAAAGACTTCATCTGCTGGGCGATTTCAAACTCGCAAAGCGTTATCGCTACGGGAATCTGATTGACCACCGCAGTGTCAGAGCGCTCTAAATACTGCTCGATCGTAGTAATTAAATTAGAGTATGTTAGGGCGAAAGAATCAGTCATTTATCATCCTTGAGCCAATATAACTTCGGCTTGTTTCATTATAGCGACTCTCTGCGGAGCTCCAAACAATCCACCATTGATGACTCGGGTCAAACCATCATAGTCTTTGGCGTCCGCGAGCCGATTGCACCCGTGCGTCGCCCAGAACCACCCCCCTATCGGTGCAGCCCATTTGGGCGTACGGGCGAGGTCAGGGTTGGCCACAAGATCAATACCGAGAGCCTTACCCGCATGAAAGAAATTATCTTTACCCTTCAGCTGACAAATGGCCGAACCGCGAAAGTTCCACCCATCGCCTGAGGCTTCGCTCCCGTTGCCCATGCGGTTTGAATAAATATGATTCGCAATCAGTTCGGGCTTGTGCGCGTATTTGAGCGCTTCGTCCATGCTAGGGAACCGCTTTGGCCACAACTTCATCAGCGTTTCGGGCTTGTAGTTCAGGTTCTCCTCAAGGCTTTTAAAGTGGTTCGATTCGTAGCTAAACTGACCGATAAAGCACGCTTGCTCTTCGGGTGTGGCTATGTTGAACCGCATAAAAGCGTCATTCAGAGGACCGACCCACTCAATGCCGATACCCAGCGATTGAAGCTGAAGGGCGTTGATCATTTAACCCCCTTGTTGACGGTTTCTCTCACTTCGTTGTATTGTTTGATGCAGCTGTTGAGGGAGAGGATTGCGGTGTCCCCGTCTGTTGCGATGGCGATAAGGTCTTTGACAACCTGTCGCTCAGATTCGGATTCATTGGTTGAATTTCCAGACTTAGCGGGGGAACCTGAATCGGCTTGTACGGCACAACTGGTCGGGAGGCGCAACTCGCCAGCATCAGCGCGAGCATTAAGGCTAAACTGCTTGTTTTGAGCTTCATCTTTGGCTTTCTTGAGTGCTGAATTCGCTTGAACCAGCTTGGTGTTTAACTCGGCTTCTTTGGCGCGAGCTTCGCCATTAAGTCTGACAATTTCTGCTTGATCTTCGTCAACGCGCTCTTGATATCCTGAATGGTGGGCATAAAAATATACTCCTATAAGTAAAGAAACTAAAACGGCTTCAATAATGGGGTTGAAAATACTAAACACGAGTGCTCTCCCTTGCCTCGGCGGTACGGGCGCGTTCTTCGCTAGGCTCTAACGTAGGCGCGGGGGACGGCATCCAACTGCTAGAAGGGCTTTGCATCATGATTGTCTGAACGGGTGGGGCTACGTAAGCGTCCTTATTGTTTTTCACTGCAGTCATCATATTCGTAGCTTCGTTGGTCAAGCCCTTGGTCATAATACCGCCGATACCACCCACAATTAGCAACACAATGTCATTCAACATCTTTGTGTAGGCTTGATCAATCGGCGCCATAGCCTTGATTGGCTGAGTAACAAAAGTCACAGAGTAAAGAAGTGAAAATGTGATGAATGCAAATATCAACGTCACAATGACGATGACAAACGCCCGCACCCTGACTTCTATCTCATCGGCATTGAGTCGTGGGTTGTTGGGGTTGGGGGTTAACAACTTGAGCAGTATTTCCTTCAATTTTCTTCTCCAAAATGGGGGCTACAAGGTACTCGGGACAATCTTGATCAAACTCGCATCGGGGCTTTTGGCATTGAGCAGCATTAAAGTTATCAGGATTCTGACAAAAGTAACGGTATTGGTCTCCGCACCCCGCTAATAACAAAATCAATAAAGCGCATATTCTCATTCTTCCCTCTTTTCTTTTTCACGCTCAAGCTCTTTTTTCAACTTCTCAATTCGTTTAAGATCATTGGCGATCAGAATTCGCTCCTGATGAATGTCCATATACATGATACCTATTACGGGCAAAATCAAAACGAACAACAAGGCCAATACGATGATCGTTATCAAATACCCCCATGACTCACTCGATTTATTGCCCACATCAGACCCATGAAGTATATTGCGATAAAAACCACTGCT